GGCAAAAATAAAAGTTTCAAATTTTAACGTATATTTGTAAATATGAAAGGAAGGCCACGCAAACCAGTGGATTTGAAAAAAATTGAGGGCACTTTTCGCGCAGACCGAAACCTTGAGCAGCCGATGCTGTTTGAGCTGAGCGTTGGAGTGCCACAACCACCCGCTCATTTAAACCCGTTGGGCTTTGAGTACTGGGATATTACCTGTAAGGAGTTATTGAACAACAACCTACTGGCTGGCGCAGATCTCGGGCTGGTTGCTGGATATTGCAACGAGTTGGGCCTGTATAAGTCAGCGTGTGAAATGACCGAAAAGGAGGGCGTTGTGATTGTTAACCGTTTTGGCGAACAGGTTGTTAATCCTTGGTACAATGTCAGGAGCGCTGCACTCAAGCAAGCCACTCAGATGGGGCAGTTGTTTGGCATTACCCCAAGCGCGAGGGCAAAGATTGAGACGGGCAATGTTAAGCCAGTGAGTAAATTGGAACTATTGAAAAAAACAAAAACCGCATAACTATGGAAAAGAAAGTAAAAAAGGCTGTACATAAAGCAGCGTTTGAAACTGCCCGCGTAGAGTTAAAAACTCGGGAGTACAGAGTTGAGCCTTACAATCAGGGTTTTATTATAACAATGGATCAGGGCAGCGGATTCCGCCCTTGTGGCAAGTTTGGCCTATGGGATGAGCCGTTTGTTTATCGTAACTCGTATATTGCAAAATTGGCCTTGGATAAATTTGAGGCTGAAACAATAAAACACGGTTGATTTATCACGATTACGCTTTGGCTGTTGCCTCTGGTGAGGTTGTGGCGTGTGCTCACGTTAAAAACGCCTGCGCGCGATATTTGGCAGACAGAGAAAGCGGAGAGTGGGAATTTAGCGAAGATTCGGCCCAGCACGCTATTACCTTTATTGAGGAACTCGAGCACACGACTGGCGAATATGCTGGCCGCAATTTCACGCTGGAGCCTTGGCAAGCGTTTATAATTGCAAATATTTTCGGATTCCTAAAAGACGGATATCGCAGATTTACGCGGGCCTATGTTGAGGTGCCTCGAAAAAATGGCAAATCGACTTTTAGCAGCGCGATTATGTTATACGGCTTATTGGTTGACGATGAGCCAGCGGCGCAGGTTTACTCAGCGGCTACAAAATTGGATCAGGCAATGATGGTTTTCGGCGAATCTGTGCGGATGTGCCAAAATATCAGCTGGCTCGCTGAAGCGGTAACTGTTAATAACTCTGTGAATAACCGCAGAATATTGCACGGGCAAAGTTTATACAGGCCATTGGAGTGGAATCCAAACAAGCAGGACGGGCTCAATACCCATATGGCTGTAATTGATGAATACCACGCTCACCCAAATGATGAGCTTTACAACGTCCTGCGCAACTCGATGGGGGCAAGGCGCCAGCCGTTGCTGTTTACAATCACCACGGCAGGCTTCAATAAAGAGGCGCCTTGCTTTAAACATCGCCAATATTGTGCGAGTGTGCTCGAAGGCAAGATAAAAGACGATTCTCTTTTTTCGGTAATCTATACACTGGACGCTGGAGACGATTGGACAGACTCTACAAACTGGCGCAAAGCAAATCCAAACTGGGGAATTTCAGTCTATCCTCGCCAATTGGAGCAAGCATTGACGGAAGCAAAGGAATTTGCCAGCAAACAGGTGGAATTCAAAACTAAGTTGCTCAATGTGTGGACAGATACGGCACTCACTTGGATTCCTGACTCTGACTGGAAAGAATGCGGCGAAACGGGCGAAACCTTGGGCGAATGTTACGGCGGGCTGGATTTGGCGATTTCTGGGGATTTCTGCGCATTTAGCCTGTACTGGCCTGATAGTGGCACTGTCAAAACTTGGTACTTCCTGCCAGAGGAAACCGTTAAGAAAAGAAACGACGCCGCAGGGCAATCAATTCGGCAATGGGTTGCAGATGGGCTGATAACAGCCACTGAAGGCAACGTAACCGATTACGCCTATATTAAAGCGCGGATTTTAGAACTGGCAAGCAAATACGAAATTAAAGATATTGCTTTTGACCGATTTAACTCTTCGCAGTTGGTAATTGAGTTGCAGATTGAGGGGCTTAGCCTTTTCCCATTTGGCCAAGGCTTTGTATCAATGAGCGCCCCGACGATGGAACTGGAGCGATTAGTGAAGGAGCGCAGGATCAAACACGGTGGCAATCCAGTAACTCGGTGGCAGATGGGCAATATTATGCTGCGCACTGATCCAGCCGGTAATATTAAAATTGACAAAGGTAAAAGCGGCGATAAAGTCGACGGGCCTGTGTCGATAGTAATGGCTTTGGGCACCTGTATGCAGGAGGCTGCAAAAAATAAAAATTCAGATTTTTGGTTTATACAGTTATGAAATCAGACGCTTGGCTCACTTACACCGATAACTTTATGCAGGAGTACTACAAAGAACTCCCGACCTCGGCAACTTATCGCGAGGCTTACGAAAAAATCGAGGCTCGCCACTTTGTTATATTTGATCGCAACAAGTTTAAAAATTATGAAGTATTCCGCTCAACTCTCTCGCGGTGGCTTGATAAAAATCGCCCCTAATAGTTGTAAATGTTACAAGCAAAGAGTTTTATTTTCGCCCTATGCAGTTTAGTATAAAGAGGCTTTTGGGCTTAAAAGGGGTAGAAAAGCGCAGTTATTTATCGGCGCCCCCTGAATGGCTTTTAAATTCTCTAAACTCTGTCTTTGGCTACCAAACGCAGAGCGGGCAAAGCGTAAACCCACGCACGGCGCTATCTATTGCCAGCGTGCACGCTTGTGTTAGGGTTATTTCGGACGGTATCGCAGGGCTCCAGTTAAGACTTTACAAGGAAACAGCGCGGGGAAAAGAGCAAATATTCAATAACTACGCTTTGTCTTTGTTGAATGAGCCTAACCCGTATCAAACCCGCTACGATTTCGAGATATTTATGGTTGGCGCTTTGGCTTTGCGTGGTAATGCCTACGCTTTTATCAATCGCGATGCCAGATATTTGGGCGTTGAGTTACACCCGATTAATCCTGATTATGTTACGCCAGTTTTGAGCGATGGCCAGTTATTTTACAAAGTAACCGCCAAAGGATTCCCGCCAATGATTCCCGCATCTGATATGTTGCACTATAAAGGGATGTGTTTAGATAATCCTCTGGTGGGCGTTGCTCCGATTGTGTTGCACGCTGAAACATTGGGTATTGATTTGGCCGCTATCTCTGGAAATGCAGGGGTATACAAAAACGGAGTACTGAAGTTTTTGCTAACTTCGGAGGCACAGATAAAGCCAGAACAGGCAGCACCCCTGAAGCAATCTCTCGATGACGTAATAGACGGAGCAGCTCGCAGCGCCGTGTTGCCTAATGGCGTAAAAATGGAGCGTTTGAGTTTAAGCCCAGACGAAGCGAAGTATTTAGAGACTCGCAAATATGACGCTGAAGAGATTGCCCGTATTTTTGGAGTTCCTGCCTCAATGATCGGCGCAGGTACTACAACCAAATCAAGCACTGAGCAAGAATATCAAGACTTTTATAGCCGAACTTTGATGAGTTATGCGATAAACATCGAAGAGGAAAAGAGGCGCAAACTTTTGACAGAGACTGATAAGGTCGATCAATATTTTAAGTACAATTTTAACTCATTATTGCGAGCCTCTGCAAACGATCGCGCGGACTTTTACAACAAAGGCATCCGCGGCGGCTGGTTGAGCAGAAACGAGGCGCGCAACTTTGAAGATACAAATGGATTTGAGGGCGGAGATGAGTATCTGATCGAGAGCAATTTGGTGCCAAGCAGCAAAATTGATGCCTATATGGATGCAAAGATTGAGCAACTATTGAGCACCGCAGACAAAAACAACAACCCAGCGGGTACGAATAACCAAGAAAATATTTAAAATGAAACAAGAAAGGCGCACTTTTACGGGCACCGTGCACACCAGATCAGAAGGCGATGGAATGCCTCAAGAAATTGGAGGTATTGCTGCCGTTATCAACTCTGTAACAGATTTGGGTTATTTTGAGGAAGTCATTGAGCGCGGAGCGTTTGATAATGCTTTAAATAAAGAGTATGATATTCGCTGCTTGTTTAATCACGAAGCCGAGCTAATTTTGGGCCGCACAAAGGCAAACACTTGCAAAGTTTTTGTAAACGCCGAAGGCAATCTTGAATATACTTGGGTGCCAGATTACGAAAACCCCACACATATGAGCGTTGTGCGTTCAATTATGCGCGGCGATATCACTCAAAGCTCATTTGCTTTTACGATTAAAGAACAAAAATGGAGCGATTCAAGCAAATACGGCACAATGGGCAAGCGCACCATTACAATCATTGAGGATTTGTATGATGTTAGCCCAGTAACTTACCCCGCTTATGCTGACACAGAAGCCGATGCTCGTAGTATTGTTGCTTTGCGTGATCAGGAGCAAGAAATCGAAGAGGCTAAAAGAAGCCAAGCCTCTGCCGATGTTATCAAATTGGCTTTATTGAGATACGAAAACCTTTAAACAAAAAACCAAAAAAATGAATAAAATTAAAGCATTGAAAGAAGAGCGCGGCCGCCTGTTGGGCGAGTTGTCTACTCTGCAAACCACAATCGAAAAAGAAGCCCGTTCAATGGCTGAATCTGAAACCAACCGCTTGACTGAAATCGAGGCTCGTTTGGGCGCGATCAAAGCTGAAGTTGAAACTTTGGAGAAATTGCAAAACTTGGCAGCTCAAGCCGCTGGCCATTCTGCAAGCCGTAGCGAAGAGAAAGAAAAGAGCCAAATGGCTAAAGAGTACAGCTTCAAGCGTGCTATGGAAATGGCTATCTCTGGACGTCGTGAAGGTATCGAGGGCGAATTTTCTGCCGTTGGTGGCAACGAGTTCCAGCGCTCAGGTGTAAGCGTAAGCGCACACTCTATCAAGATTCCTTCTGAAGTCTTCACTCGTGATATGACTGCTACAGGCGGAACTTCTGGAGATCAGGGTGGTGTAAACATCCAAACTTCTGTAGGTTCTATCATTGACGTGTTGTTACCCCGCACAGTATTGGCTGGTTTGGGCGTACAGCGTTTGTCTGGTTTGGTGGGTAACTTGGATCTTCCAACTGCTCAAACTGTACCTTCAGCCGGTTGGAACACTGAAAACGGCACCGCAACTGAAAAAAGCCCTACTTTCTCAAAGGTTACTTTCAGCCCTAAGCGTTTGGCCGCTTACATTCAGGTTTCTAATCAGTTGATGTTACAATCTTCAAACAGCATCGACGGTTATGTTCGTAACTGGTTGCTTAACGCAATGGCTCAATCTTTGGAGGCTGCTGCTATTAAAGGCGGTGGTTCTAACGAGCCTACTGGTATCATTGCAAACAGCAATGTTAACGTAGTATATGCAGGTGGTGCAACTTCAAACAGCACAAACGCAAACGGAATCGCTCCAGTATGGGCTGACGTTGTGAATTTGATGAAGGCTGTAGAAAATAGCAACGCTATGGGCTACGCTTATTTGACTAACCCATTGGTAAAAGGTGCTTTGCAAAGCATTCCACGCCAAGCGTCTGGTGTTGAAGGTAACTTTATCTGGCCTTCTGGCGGTACCGAGTTGAATGGCTACCAAGTGGCTACTACAACTTTGGTTCCTTCTAACTTGTCAAAAGGTAGCAGCAGCAGCTTGTCAGCTATGATCTACGGAGCCTTCAATATGATGGCCGTGGCGAACTGGGGAGGCATGGAATTAGTGGTAGATCCATTTAGTGGAGCAACCGCTGGCTTGACAAATGTCATCCTCAACTCTTATATGGATGTGAATTTGTTGCAGCCTAAAGCCTTTGCTGTCTGCAAAGACATCGTAGCCTAATAATTTGCCCGCTCGGGGGCGTAAAAGTGCCGAGTGCCGAGGGTGATCTTGACTGCATCGCCCTCGGGCCATTATGAAAGTGAAATTTACTGCAAACCCCACAGGACGCTTCAACCTTAGTTATAATATAGGCGATGAGGTGATAATTGAAACTAAGCAGGCAATGCTTTTGATTGAGGCGGGTGTTGCTGAGGAAATTGCAGCACTTACCCCAAACAAGCCAAGCAAAAAAGCGAAGCCTGTAAACCCTGAGACTGAACTCGACGCGGAATAAAATGTACAGAGCAAGAAGATACACGGCCTACTTAAATGCAGCAACTGACTATATTACTTTGTCAGAGGCTAAGCAGCATTTGAGAGTAACAAGCAGCGCAGACGATAGTTATATAAGCGGGCTGATAAGTATGGCTGTTGAGGCTTGTGGCAATTATCTTGGATATTCTGTGCGCAAAGCGACGGCAAAGTATGGATATGACGCATTTGTGGGCCAGCCTGCGCTAATTAATCCAGTAAACGGGCTCACTATACCCTCGGGTAATTATATTCGCGTAAACAGCCGCGTATTAGCCGTAAATTCTGTCGGTTATGTGAACGACTCGCAGGCAGTTGTTGCTTTCCCTTCTGCTGATTGGATTGTTTCACCTGATCCAATGAGCAACTACACAAAGAATATCTTTATGGAGAGCGCCCCCTCAAGTCTCACAGACGATTTGATTAAGTACATTGTTGAGGTAACAGAGGGCTTCAATCCTTCAGGAACTTCTGGAGTTGATCCAGATACAATTTGCCCCGCTTCTGTTAAGTTTGCCGCGTTGCTTTTAATTGGGCAGTATTACGATAACAGGCAAGCGGTAACTGTGGGCGTGAGCAACAACCCGCTGAGTTTTGGCTTACACTATTTGCTTGACCCTTATAAAATCCCAGTAATGATATGAACGCGGGCCTAATGGATGAGCTGATTTCAATTCAGCGCTACAGTGAAACAGTCGACACCAACACAGGTGAAAAATTGCAAACTTGGACAGAGATTGCAGCGCCGTGGGCTCGTATTGTAGAACTGGAAACTGGCAGCGAAGAGGTAAACGCAGACAGGAGAGAAAATAAGCAAACCGTTAACTTTACAATTCGATACGATTCCAATATTTCTGTGAATGATAGGATTGTTTGGAACTCGAACAAATACAACATTATTTCCATTGCTGACTTGGAGCGCAGAATGTATATTAAATTGCATACTGAAATCAGCTATAAAAATGACTAAATTCTCGCAGCAAGTCAATCAAGTGATCAGAGGCATTAAAACTCTGGGGCTTTCCCCTCAAATTGTTGGCGGGGTGATTGAGCGCAATGCAAAGGAATTTATCAATATAGCGCAAAATAATGTGCAAGACGATACGGGAAATTTGAGCCGATCAATTGGCTTTATTGAAAAGAATACCCGCTACAGATTTGCAGCAGTTAGATTGATAGGTGCAAGGGTATACGGAGGCTACAAGGGCTATCACGCTTATATTTATGAGCACGGAACTCAACAGCGTACTTACAACGGCGCAAATCGTGGCAAAATGCCTGCCAATAACCAAATGAGCAGAGCATTCAACACTTATAAAGATACTTTTACCAGCAACACAGAGCGCGAGATTGTAAAAATAATTTCAGAGAATGCTCGCAAGGCTGGTTTTGATGTGAAATAAAAAAATAAAAATATACAAATGGCAACTACTGGAATTACCAACGGCACGCTGATTGCAATCTATAAAGATGTAAGCGGCACTTTGAGCAAAATTGCAAACGCAACTTCTAACGATTTCGACATTACAAAAGATATGATCGAAACCACCAACAAAGACAGCGCAGGCTGGAAAGAGTTTATCGTTGGTGAGGGTGGGTTTGCTATGAATGTTGATGGAATGTTTGAAGAGGATGGCTCTGTAGGTTCTGGCGGCCTTTCTTGGAAAGACATTATCACCGATCTTTTGGCTGGCACTACTGTAACTATTGTAATGACTTCAAATGTATCAGGCGATATCAAGTTGAGCGGATCTGCTTTCTTTTCAAACTTGACTTTGAGCGCACCGAATAACGATGTTACAACCTTTACCGCCTCTATCCAAGGTACTGGCGCTTTGACTGTGAGCACTGTTACTCCATAATATGCAGCAAATAAAAATCGGGGGTGTAACTCACCCCCTTTATTTCTCTATGCTATCTATCGAGCAGGTTTTTTCAGATCTGCAAGTTGAAGATTTTGCCAAGTTGGGCGCTGTAATGAGCACCAAAACCGCAGGCAACTCTTTGAAATTTGGTAGAGCGTGTGCCTTCGCAGGGATTGCTGGAGGCTACAGAAAACAGGGCGAAAAGTGCCCCTTTGTTTCTGCCGATGCTTTGGGCGATGAGGTTAGCTCATTCGCTGAACTTGAGCCCGCGATTATTGGATTTACGAAAGCAGTTGAGGAATTTTTTAAACCTGCTGACGATGTGGCCCCAGTTGAGGGAAAGTAACAGGCGGCAAGGCTGAGCCCTTGACCTTTGACCGCCTTAAGCAAATAGGCTTCGGCGAGATGCTAATGAGTGAGGAAGATTTCGCTAACTGCTCGCCCTATTATTTTAGGCTGCGATTGCACGGAATGAGAAAAGCCCAAACTCACCAGTACAGAAACCAATGGGAACTCAGCAGATGGATGGCCGCCACAATGATAGCACCACATTTGAAAAAACCGATAGCACCGCAAAAGCTTATGAGATTCCCGTGGGAAACTGATCAAGCCGAGAATGTGCAGGAGGTAATTGAAAAGTACAGACACATATTTAACAAATTAACCCCACCCCCTCAAGCGTGAAAGCTGTAACCGCCCTCTACAATATACTAAGTAACAACAGCGCACTTACTGCCGTTGTGAGCACCAGAATAAACCCGTTGAGAATCCCAGAGAAAAGCGCACTGCCTGCTCTGGCTTATCAGGTTGTAAGTAACCGCGGTAATATGAGCAAAAGCAGCGCTTCAAAGTCTGACTTTACTCGGGTGCAGGTTATGATTGTGGCAAAGACTTACGCCTCAGCTATCGAGGTGGGCAATTTGGTGCGCAATGCGATGGAGGTTGCAACCCCCAACACTTTCAACGGGGTTAAGGTGCAGGTCATCGAATATGATGGCGAGGTGCATTTGGCTGAAGATAATGCAGGATTTGCAGGGCTTCAAACGATTGGAATGGACTTTATTATTAATTACACAAGATAATGGCAACGCAAAGCAGTATAAACATAGCACTGAGCGCCGATACCTCGGGACTCAATAAGAATATGGCCCAAGCCGCTCAGACAGTTGAGCAGGGTGCGAAGAGAATGGCAGAAACCAGCCAAAAGGCGGGCGAAGCTATTGCAAACGCTTTGGGAAATATGAGCGTGCGCGATGCCATTAAGGAGGTAAGCCAAGCAATTAACGATCAAAAGGCGATTACCTTAGAATATCAAAAGCAACTCCAAAGCCTAAGAGATAAGAGCGCCGCAATGAGCGCCGCAGATATCAAAGGGCAGAGAGCGCTAAGAAAAGAAATCGACGCCGTTAAGGCTGCGATTGCTGGCCAAAAGTTAGGGATTGCTGACCTTATACAGGAAAAGAAAGTACTGGAGGCAGAACTTCAGAAAGAGATTGATCAGGAGAAACAACTGGCCAAGGCCACAACTGAGGCAAACAAAGCCAGCAAAGAGCAGAAAACAGTAAACGGAGCAACTCGTGCAAGTTTGAACGGGTTGGCCACTTCGTTCAGTTCTGTATCGTCAATTATGGCTATTGTGGCGGACGATAACAAGGAACTGCGCAACGCTTTGATGGCTACCAACGCCGCGCTCAATTTCTCTGCCGCTGCTATGCAGGTGCGAGATTTGAGCAAAGAGTTTGGGGGCTTGGGCAATGCTGCTAAGGATGTAGGCAACTGGATAAAAGCAAACCCCTATCTTGTTGCTGCTGCTGCCATTACTGCCATAGGCGTGGCAATTGCAACGGCTGAAACTGAGGCTGAGAAATTTGCAAGGATTCAGGCGGAGGTTAACAAAGAACTTGCCGACGCCACCAGTTCGGCAAAGGCGAACGCTGTAAGTTTAAACGCTTATCTGGATATTGTTAACGATACCACCAAAAGCGAAAAGCAAAGAAAGGGCGCACTGCTTGCATTGAAAGAGGCAGGCATTGCCGTTGACGATTTAAATATAAAAACGGACGCAGGGCTTAGGCAGTTAAATGCCAGAGTACAGGATTCAATTAACTTATCAATTCAAAAGGCCATTGTTGACAAAGCAGCCTCTAAGATTGCCGAAATTGAGTTAAAACGAATCGAGGATATTAATGAGGCGCAAAAGTCTCAAAATGGCTTAATGAAATCCTTGCTTGGTGAACGGATTGCAAGCGCAGCCGCAGCCAGTACAGAGGTTTACATTAACCAGAACGCTGCCGCAGCAACTCAACTCTATACTGACGCAATCAAAAACGCATCTTCGCAGGTTGCTCAATTAACTCCAAATGTAGAGGCCGCAAACAATGCGCAGACAAACTACAACAAAGGAATCAAACAGGGCGCCAAAGATGCCGCATCTTTAGAGAAAGAACTTAAAAAATTAGAGGACGGATTCCAGAAACTTGCCAAGCCTGAAACCTCTGGCGGGCAATTCATTCCTCTGGATCCGATGGAGGAAGCCAAAACAGAGCAGGAGCGAATCCTCGATGACATTACGAAATCTCAGGAGAAATTTGAAAAGAAAGGCCCGCTAACTTCTGAGGATATTTTCGGCGCAGATGAGGTTGCGCAGGATGTCCAAGTGATCACTACAGAAATAGGCAAAATCCCGCCCGCTTATGAAGAGATGGCCAACAGATCCAGCGAAGCCTTCAGAATGCACCAAGCAGAGCAAAGAGCCTCAGCAATCAAAGCAGAAGAGTGGGCGCAGAAACAACTGCAAGCGCTTGAAAAAGTAAACGCTGCTTTTGCTACTTTGCAAAGTGAAGCCGCTGTAAGTTTCGGCCAGTTTATTGGTGATTTGGTATCTGGAGAGCAAGACGCGGGCAAAAACTTTGGTAAGAATATGCTGGGCGCTATTGCCTCATTTATGGACTCTTTGGGTAAGGCTTTGATTGCTACGGCAGTCGCTTCCGAGGCTTTCCAAAAATTAATTTTAACTAACCCAATCGCGGCCGCTGCTGCGGGTGTTGCATTGGTTGCAGGTGCTGCCATTGTGCGAAATAGTTTAAAGGAAGGCCCAGAGGTTACGGCATTCGCGGAGGGGGGTATTGTTTCAGGGCCCACGCTGGGGCTTATGGGGGAATATCCAAACGCACGCAGTAACCCTGAAGTAATTGCACCTCTGGATAAATTGCAGGGAATGCTAAACACAGGATCTCAATCTGGATTTGTGGCATCTACAACAATTACAGGCAGAGATTTGGCGATTGTGCTCGAGCGTTATAATAAAGACAGCAAAAGAGGTTAATTTCGCAATATGGCACGCAAATACTACGGCTCTTTTTATTCTATCACTGGGGCATTGCATAAAGTTGAGATTTGGGATGCTCCAAGCGGCTCAGGCACAGGGGGAACAGAGTTAAAACTTGCGCGGGATGGCTACCAGATCGAAAGAGATGGAGAGGGAGATACTTTTTATCAAAACCCTGTCAGGGCATCGCGCTCAACTTCGTACTGGGTTATTCCTTCAAATACTATTATGGGCGAATTTCAAGCCCTTGCCACAAACTCAGAGCAGTATTGGGCGGTATTGATTTACAAAGATTCGGTATTGCAGCACGTTGGCAGAGTTGTTGCTGATCAGATGACTTTTTTACGCGAGTCTATCGAAAGCAAGCCAGTGATTTCTTTGGCGGCTGTTGATGGCTTGGAGTTGCTCAGCGGCTACAAAGTGAGCAGCGATTGGTTTACAGATGGTAAAATACAGATTTCTCAGTTATTCCGCAGATCCTTGGATTTGCTCGGACTAAAAGATTACTGGGTTATTGCGGGAACAAATACGGACTATTTGCGCGACGCTGTAAGCCCTTACTCAAGCGATGCAAGTCGAAAGGGTATTGACTTGCTGAAAGTCGATTTAAACACATTTGTGAGCGATTACGACGCTTTTAAAGATATAACTGCAAGTGATATCGACGCTTTTCAATATTCCAGTGAGAATATGGTGGACTGCAAGCAAGCGCTTGAGCAGGTTTTGGATATTTTGCAGGCTCGATTCATTCACGAGTTAGGAAAATACTGGCTTGTTTCTGCGGCGGAGTATTTAGATACTACTGTTGCTTATCGGCAGTATTCCTATACTCTCCAGTACATTGGAACGGGCACCTACACGCATACGGTTACACTTGGCAACGATGTGCGCCCGCAATGGGCAGCAAAGCCTTCGCTTACCTATCAAGCCGCTGCCAAATATGTGCAAGTTGACACCGAGCGCACGCTTAACACTGGAGTCTATCGCACTTATCAAAACCAATCTATTGGGCTTTTGGGGAGTGGCTTTTCTGGCATACCAACAGGCACAAATCCAGATGAGGCACCGCTGAGAGTTAGATTTGCGATAAAATTTGCGCGACATATTTTTTCAGGAACTACAACAGGCCCAGAGGATGGCACAAAAGTTGAAATACAAATCTGGCTTACTGATAGCTCTGGCAATATTAAGATATTAGACAATACAAATTTCTACTGGGTTTCTCACACAGGCCCAATCCCTGTAAGAGAGGAAATAATCAAAACTGACACCCAGTCTACAACTTGGACATCATTTGTTTTTGATAAGCAATTGAGCACTGCGCCTGCTGGCTTTGACACTTTAAATATTGGTGTTACTCGGGTTGTAGCTTACAAGGACAGATTTAACATTCTGGGCAAAAAGTTAGGAACGCCTGCGACATTTGATAAAACTTATTGGGGATCTGTTCAGATTGCTTTTGCGGACGCTTCGCCCTACCAAAACCCAGATTTCACTTTTAATATTACCGAGGTTTACACTCCAGATTCCACAAGCAGCGTAAATTCAACGCCTATAATTGTTGAGCCTAAATACTATTACTCAAGCAGCAAATATGCAACGGGCAATATTTTGGCCTACAATGGAACTACAGATGTAATCGCAGACGATTGGTTTGGCGGATGGGATTCCACGAGCCACGGATCACCCACCGAAATGCTCGGGCAAGGAATTGCAGGATTGTATAAGGATTTCGTGCCAACAATACAGGGCACTTGGATTGATGCGGGAACTTTGACGGCGATTAAATCGCTTTATTTTGACGATTACAAGTGGTTGTTTAATGGTGCAGTCTATACAGCACGCTCTGAGCAATGGAGTGGCGAGTGGTTGGGATTGGTTCCAGTGTATACTGGTTTGACTTCCTCAGGCGAAGGTTTGAAACTTGGCGGCGGTTTAAAGGATCGCGTTAATTACCACGATGAGCAGATAGGCCGATTAAATGACTCTGTTCAGCGTGTTCCTGCTTTGATGCTTTCTGAGTTGGTAAACAATGTAGACGGGGCGCCGAGTTCTTTCCCTACGCAAAATACCAAATATGAGGTAATGGTGCAGTACAATTTTGCCGATGAGCAAATGGTTTGGCACCTGCAAGAGCATAACAGCCCAACAACTTACACCGCAGGCAGCCACACTATCACAAACGGCTACGAGCTTATTCTGTGCGATACTTCTGGGGGTACTGTAAACATCGATTTGCCCGATCCAACACAAAGCAAGGGAAAAAAATACTACTTTAAAAAGTTAACCAACCCTCACACCGTGGTGATTACTGGAGGCGGTGCAGACATCGATGGATCTACGACAAAAGTATTGAATCAGCAATACGAAGCCTGTCAAATTATTTGCGACGGCGCCCAGTGGTGGATTATTTAATTTGTTGCAAATGTTACTCTGCTTATTGGTTAAATTGCGGGTACTATGGCACAAGCAAGCGCAGACATTATAGCAGGCTCACAGGGTTTCGTTAGACACGGAGCCGCAACAGTTACAGGCGTAAGTTATGACGCAGTAATTCCGCAAGAGGACACTGTATTCACCACCTTCACAGTAACGGCAGAAAACGGAACCGCTACCAACGTATTAACAGCCCGCGGTATGAGCGGTATTACTTTTAAGCAGGGCGCATATTTGCCAGCTGGAAAAGGCAATAAAATTACGGGGTTTGTAACTTCGTCTGGTTCAGTAATCGCTTATTAATATGCCAAGAATAGGCACGGGTTTAGGGCTTGGCTTGTTTAGGGCTGCTGCTGCTGCGGGTGGTTACGACCCCGATGCACAAGCATTTTTTGACCGCGTTACAACTGCGGGGGGGGCACTATCCACCACCGAAAAGAACGCAACCAACCAACTGGTACTTGATATGAAAAGTGCGGGTATTTGGTCAAGTATGAAAGCCGTTTATCCAATGGTAGGGGCAAGTGCGGCAGCGTGTGCGCAGAACCTTAAAAGTTCAAGTTTTACGGGTACATTTACAAGTGGATGGACATTTGCGAGTAGTGGGGTAACGCCTAATGGAACGAGTGCG